GGATAATGCATAACTACCAATAGCAGTATTGTCATGCCCCGTAGTGTTAGCCCCAAGCGCAGCCACTCCTATAGCGGTGTCAACAGATGTCCCGTTAGCCCCAAGCCCGACAGTTACCCCATGAACTGTAATGTCTGCTGAAGTAGATAATGAAGTAAACACCGCTGTAGATGAATAGCTAGGATTAGCCGATGGGCCCCCTGACACAAGCACTTGACCAGCAGTACCCGGCGCTAATAACGCCGTAACATTCGCCGCTGATTGATAAGGAATAGAGCCTTGTACACCGCCCGCTATGTTAGTCGCGTTAGTCGCGTTAGTCGCGTTAGTCGCGTTAGTTGGAGTAATCTCAACAAAATCGGAACCGTCCCATGCAACAACAGTGGTTTTACCTGAGGCTATGGTTACGCCTGTAGTAGCCGCGCCTTTAATGACTACACTCGCATTTGACTGGTTGACTACTACATAAATCTTGCTGTGCGCTGGCGCGATAATATTACGGCTTGTGCCCGGTGTGCCAGTAGGTATCAACACCATCATCCTAGCTTGGTTACTCACCCCACTACCCGTAGTGGTCAGCGTCCAGTTTCCTGAAGTGACATCCGCTGTGGCATAGCCCGCGACAGAATCTTCGACTAACTGCGTAATGCTGTTGTTTACAGTATCACCCCATGTACCACTCAAATCACCTGTCTGTGGTAAGGCTAAACCTAATAGTGTTGTGTATGATGTGGTCATTTAAACCTCAAGTTGTAATTGTTTGCCAGTTCGGGATGCTAGGCACAAGTTGGTCGCATATAAGTGCGTCCCCAGATTCAGTTATCAATCCGTAGCTATTCTCAGTCGCCAAGTAACCTATGTTTAGCATAGATATGTCGGTCCACGCGGGGGTTTGAGCGGTGCCTATAGCGCTCCAAGAAGGAGTTTGAACATTGTTAATCGTTGTCCAAGTCATTTATGCAAAGCACAAAAGCGCAGTGTTAGGGCCTGCTACAGGCATCTGCACAGTAAACACCCCATCAGTAGCCTCAACATCTAACCCAAAATCAAGCACCATAACCGCTTTATCACCTTTAGTGTGGTTGTATATCAACGCCCCTCTAGCGACTATGTCAGCCGTCCACGAAGCATTATCAAACGTAATATACGTTTGTGGTCCTGTTTGAGGTTGCGTAACTACAACAGTCTGCCCATTCAATACTTCCCCCGTTGTGGTGTATCCTGATGCCACAACCTCGCCAGCCGATGAGTACACAGTAGTAGTCGCACCTAATTGCGCTGAATTCGTATACAAGGCTATTTTAAAAACGTCTCCCCCGACAGAGGCGAAGTTATGTACGCCTTCAAATACTTCCTGTCTAAAACTATTGCATATGCATTGGGTAATCATTGCTTATCTCTATGATACGGGGTTGCGTACTTGACCAGAACGATACGCATCTTGTCGTTGTTTACCGTCGCCTAATTGTTTCAGGATAGCCAAAGCTTCCATGTATTTGCTGTTGTATAGCTGGATAAGGTCTTGCTCACCTTTCATGTAGGTGTAGGCCTCCACAAGCGAACCGTACAGCAGCACAGGATCAAAGTTATCCCCAAGCCATGTAGTGCCAGCAGTAACAATAGATTCTGGGTAGTAGAAATAATGCAGCTCTACGGTGTATTCAGCACCGGGCGTAGGACCTAAAATAAACGCTAATTCTGTTTCGTTAGTCGATTGCGGACCAAACAGCGCGTAGTATTTAGGAACACCCGTAGTTGCTGGTGTGGGGTATGCCGCTCTAATAAAGTTAACATCCTTATCCAACAGGTACTGATACTCGCCCGTACCGTCAACAACAGCTAACGAATACACAGATAGGAAGTCATTAGGGCATGATAAATACTTATTATTTATCGTAGTTACACCTGTTACGTTCTTACGCAGGGAAGTTAATTGAACAGTGTTATATATCCTTTTCTCCGCTTGTTGTACAAACGTAGGGATATTATCCGCAAAGTCTTGCCCTGTGTTTTCTGTGTATGCGACTAGCGCTGCTGACAGCTCGGTATAGTTCAAGGTATTCCCCTATTAACCCATTGGGCCTCTGGCAGTGAAACCTTTTTTAGCTGCTCCAGCACCACGTACTTTAATACCAGTCGTCTTAACGTCTTTCATTTGATCTTGGTAGCCGTTCGCTTGTGGTACGGGCACAGGCTTAATATTGTCGAATGCAACTTTAGATTTAGCCACGACGCGCTGCTCCATAACCACGTTTAGTTTTACCAATGACGCTACCGCCTTTTACAACAGGTGCGCTTGGGACTTTAGAAGGCTTAGTACTCGATTTTTGGTTGTTCGCACGAGCTACGTTACGGCCTACTTTTTTAGCTTCTGCGGATACTACACCGCCTTTTTTCATACACTTCACGGAGCCCCCTGATTTCATTTGAGGTTGTTGCTGTTGCTGTTGCTGTTGTGGTTGAGCAGTCGGATTAAGAGGTCCGCTAGTCATTGGGTTTTTAGGGGTGTTAACATTCTGTTGCCCCTGCTGTGCTTGAGTAATAGGCATAGATGTTTTAGTCGGTGGGATTCGTAATCTTGGGTCTGGTAATGGCATATTAGCCCCCTGTAATTTTTACACTGTTAACAGTAGTTTGTATCGTTTGTGAGGCTACTGGATTCCATCCGCAAAGCCCGCGTGTTCCCGGTATAGTATTATCAGGACGTGGAAATTGCAATGCCTGTGGGTCCCAAATAGGCTGTTCACCCACATGTAACTGTGGTTGATCCAATTCATAGCATTCTTCACATACTTTAATATCAATTAACTGCCCTTTCACTACTAGCTTACGCATGCGATCTAACTTGCATCGGAAACCACAACGATCACAAAACCCAAAGGCTTTATGGCCTCTAGCGTAAGGTACAGCCATTATCGATAGTCCATATATCTAGGCACCATACGTATAGGCGCGCGCTCTCTGTCTTCTGCCGCCGCTAAATCAAACGCTTCGTCAGCCATCTGCTTGAGCATAGGTACCATTTCTGGGTTTTTCTTAACGCCTAATCTATAAGCCAGCCCTGCTATCAACGCTTCATAGAATCTGAACGGTACATCCACAGTGTTTGTTGCAGGGGAACCCGCATCATCCATACGACGCAAACGCCAATATACAAATGTATATGTGTCAGAAGTTTGTGGTAAGGGCCACACGGTAATAGTAGGTGTAGGAGATTGTCTATCCACATAAACTTGAATCGGACGCCCTGTTGTTAGCTTGTTTGGGATCGTAGAATAAGTAGCCACAGAGATACGATTAATCGTAATATCCGTTTGGTTTTGCGTACCGTCATATTGGCGGATAACATGTTCAATAATGTCAACTGTGTCGCTAGGTAGGTTGTACGTGGCTTGGTTAGCCACCATAGGGATTTCTCCAGAGTCTATCGTCCAGAGGTTAATACCCTTGTTCGCCCATTCTGCAATGAGTAAATTTAAACTACGACGCGCTGTCCTATAGTCGTAACCTGTCCGTAGCTCAAACGGCATGCCGTTCTTATCTGTACCAAGGCGCTCAAACGCCTCTTCAAATATCTCAGATAAGTCTGGGTTAAATACTGTTGTGCCTGATGTAGTCATACGTTACCACACTGGGTTAGTTTGTCCGGGTACAGGCACACCGCCTACACCGCCATCGTCTGTATCTTGCGTAGGAGTAGTGATCCCGGGGTTGTTACCGTAATTGGTGTACTGCGTCATGTTAGGTATAGCACCTAGACCTAAGGAATACTGCGCCTGAGGCGCTTGAAGTTGTTGGTTTTGCTGCCCTATTGTTTGCGCATCTAAGTAGCCGCCCGCTGCCACACCTGTTACATTCTGTGGTGATTGGCTAGGATCATACGCATTCTGGAACCCAAACCCTTGGAACGGTGAGGCCGTTAGAGGACCTGATTTAAACACTCCTGTGATAGGGTCAGCTAAATTCTGTTGCCCCGGCTGTAGCACTGGCGTGTTGGCTCTCCCCATCATGAACCCACTGTAAAGCGGATCGAACTGCCCCGGCGCGTA